CCAGCCTGTTTGCCGCCTGACCACCCCCCCCCCGGTCTAATCTCTAGGCCGACCGGGCATAGGACCGCGCATGGTCCACTTTTCACGCATCCACAGTTCAGAGTTCAGGTTAGAAGCGAGTTTCCTTAACGATGCCAGCACCCAGAACGCCGGTCGCTAAAGCCAGTGTTACGGGCGCGGCGACCAAGAACCCTCAACGCCACAAAGAGCGCAAGGAGCCGAAAGGTTCTGCGCTTGGGAAGCCGTCACCGTTCCTCGATGAATTTGGCGTGAAAGCGTGGGAAGGCTTCAAGAAGGAATTGCCGTGGCTGGCAGAGAGTGACCGGGCGCTTGTTGAGATTGCGTCATCTGTTCGCGGTCGGCTGCTTGCTGGTGAAGATGTTGGGATCACAGCTCTGTCGATGTTGCAGAGCATCTTGAGCAAGATGGGCGGTTCGCCTGCGGATCGTTCGAAGGTGAGTGTTGACGATGGCGAGGAAATCGACCCCGCCGACAAGTTCTTTAACTGACCGCACCCTAGCCTACGCGCAGGCGGTCATTGCTGGCGAGATTGTAGCGGGGCCGCACGTTCGTAATACCTGCCGTCGCCATGTGGACGATCTAGAGCGCGGGCAAGATCGCGGCCTTTGGTTCGACCATACGGCAGCAAACCACGCCTTTGAGTTTTTCGAGGGCGTCCTGAAGCTGTCTGAAGGGCAATTCGAGGGGCAGCCATTCAAGTTGCACCCTAGCCAAGCATTCATCGTGGGTTCGCTGTTTGGGTGGAAGCGGGCAGACGGCACAAGGCGGTTTAGGCGCGCATACATCGAGCAGGGCAAGGGCAACGGCAAATCTCCGATGGCCGGTGGCATCGGCCTGATGGGCCTTTGCGCCGACAAGGAAGCAGGCGCACAGATTTACGCGGCGGCGGCAAAGAAAGACCAGGCTGGCATTCTTTTCCAAGACGCCTGCAAGATGGTCCGCGCGGCCCCGGCGCTGGCAAAGCGGTTGGACTTTGCGGGTGGCGTTGGGCGCGAGTTCAACATCGCGCACTTGCAGAGCGGTTCGTTCTTTCGCCCGGTATCGCGCGATACTGGCAAGACAGGTTCCGGCCCGCGTCCTTATTTCGTGCTTGCGGACGAAGTTCACGAATTACCGGATCGCAAGATTCTGGAAATGCTGGAACGCGGCTTCAAGTTCCGCCGTTCGCCGCTGCTGTTTATGATTACGAATAGCGGGTCAGACCGCAATTCGGTGGCTTGGGAAGAACACGAACACGCGGTCAAGGTGGCGGCGGGTAACGTGGATGCGGTGACGGACCCGACCTATCTGGGCAACGTCATCGATGACACGACATTCAGCTATGTTTGCGCGCTGGACGAAGGGGATGACCCGCTAAACGACCCGACTTGCTGGGTGAAGGCTAACCCGCTGCTGGGTGTTACGATCACGGAGGACTACCTCCGCGAAGTCGTGGCGCAGGCCAAGGCTATCCCTGGCAGTTTGAACGGCATTTTGCGGTTGCACTTCTGCGTCTGGACGGATGCGGAAACGGCATGGATGACGCGCTCGACACTGGAACCGTGCATCGCGGACTTTGAGATCGAGGAACACCACGGCGAGGACATTTGGCTTGGGCTGGACCTCTCGCAAAACCGGGACATCACCGCGCTTGCCGCGATGGTTCGCACTGGCACGGATGCGCATGGCAAGCCTACGTTTGATGCGTGGGCCGAAGCATGGACACCGGGCGACACGCTGAACGCCCGGACGTTGCGGGATAAGCTGCCCTATGACGTTTGGGCGCGTGATGGGTATCTACACGCGCCGCAAGGTGAAAGCATCGCCTACCGCCATGTGGCGCAAACGCTGGCCGAATATAACGAGCGGTTCCGCATCCAGATGGTTGCGTATGACCGTTTCGCGTTTCGCCGGTTTGAGGAAGAAATTGACGAGTTGGGCCTTGTCCTGCCGTTCGCGGAGCATCCGCAAGGCGGGCTGAAAAAGGGCAAGCCCATAGTGCAGGGCGGCGAAGGGCTTTGGATGCCCGGTTCACTGCGGTTGCTTGAGGACGCTCTCTTAGAGGGCCGTATTCGCATTAAACGAAACCCGGTTTTGATTTCTGCGATGATGTCTGCGGTGACGGAAACGGACAAGTGGGACAATCGGTGGCTGGCAAAGCAGCGGTCGTCCAACAAGATCGACGCAGCGGTGGCGCTGTGCATGGCAATGGGGGCGGCGATGGCAGCTAACGAGGCAATCGCTGAACCCTTCATTATGGCGCTAGACTAATGTCATCACCAGACGACTATCGCCGCGCGGCGGACTACAAGCGTTCGGAATCGCCGCTTGAGCGGAAGTCAGCGCTTGACGACATTCTGCGCGACCTGTTGGGGCAGTCGAACAGCAAGGCGGGACAGGCGGTTACGCTGCGCACTGCGATGGAGACGGTGGCAGTCATGGCCTGCGCCCGCGTGATCGCGGAAGGGCTGGCTATGCTGCCGGTCGGCGTATTCCGCAAGGTCGGTGAATCGCGCGAGAGTGCATCAGATCATCCGGTTGCGTGGCTGCTGTCGGAAGAACCGAACGAGTGGCAGGACGATTTCGAGTTCCGCGAACAGATAGGCTTGCATCTGGCGCTGGCGGGGAATGCATTCGTTTTCGTCAACCGCTCGGCATCGGGGCGGATTATCGAACTCCTGCCCTATGAGCCGGGCGCGGTGACTGTGATGCGGAATACGGATTTGAGCCTGTCCTATCGCCTCACTCTGGGCGGTGGCCAACAGGTCGCTATACCGCCCGCGAACATGTGGCATATCCGCGGACCTAGCTGGAATGGCTATCTGGGGCTTGATGCGGTCAAGCTGGCGCGCAATGTCATCGGGCTGGCACTGGCGACAGAAGAGTTTGGTTCCGCGCTGTTCGCCAACGGCGCGCGCCCTGGTGGCCTGTTGACCACGGAACAGGTGCTAAACCCGGAAACGGCGGCGCAAGTCAAAGCGGCGTGGGCAGCGGCGCAGGGCGGTTCGGGGAACGCAATGAAAACGGCGCTGCTTTCGGGCGGTCTGAAATATACGGCCTTGAGCCAGACGGCAGACGAAGCGCAGTTTATCGAGACTAAGCGCGAGGCGACGATTGAGATATGCCGGGCGATGCGCGTTAACCCCATCATGATTATGCACAACGACAATCAGGCGGGGTATGCATCGGTCGAACAGCGTTACATCGCGCATGATCGCGACACGCTGATGCCTTGGGTCACGCGGTTCGAGAAGTCTGCAAAGAAACATCTTTTCACCATGCGCGAGCGCCGCGATGGCCATTACATCAAGCTCAACATTGACAGCATCTTGAGGGCGACCGCGAAAGAGCGGGCCGAAGTGCTGGCCATTTATCTGCAAAACGGGGTTATTTCGCGCAATGAGGCGCGCAGCCTGAACGACTGGTCGCGTTCAACTGACCCATCGTTCGATCAGCCGCAGATGGCCGCGAACCTGTTCGGCCCGGCGCAGACTGGGGAATAAATATGGAAAAGATGAGTTGCGGGCTGCGTGAGTTCAAATTCGCGCAGGACGGGGAAGCTATGACCATTGCTGGTTATGGCGCGGTATTCGGCAATGTGGACGCCTATGGCGATGTCATTGCGCCCGGTGCCTTTGCCAAGACGCTGGCAGCGCACAAGTCTGCTGGAACGGCTCCGCTGATGCTGCTGGAGCACGGCGGCGCGCCTCTCCCGATTGGCGTCTGGGATGAAATGAGCGAGGATGGGCATGGCCTTGTCGTCAAGGGGCGGTTTCTCGATACCACGATGGGCATTGACGCTTGGAAGGCCGCAAAGGCTGGCGCGATCACGGGCTTGTCGATTGGTTTTCGCCCTACTGAATTTGAATTGCGCGCCAAGCCGGATGACCCGCGCCGCACGTTGAAGGCGGTTGACCTAGTGGAAGTCTCGCTTGTCGGGATGCCCGCCAATGGTAAGGCGCGCACGGTTTCGGTGAAGTCTGCCGAAGCCATCACAACCATTCGTGAACTTGAGGACGCCTTGCGGGATGCAGGGTATTCCAAGAGCGATGCGCTGGCAATTTGCTCGCGCTTTGAAGCCAAAACCGACCGGAGGGATTCCGGCGCGGATGCGGCGCTTGTGGCCGGTATCGACCGGCTTCTTTCGACCATCCGGGCCTAATCGCCCGAAATCCCAAAGGAACTGAAAATGACTGAAGTTGAGGTAAAGCTCGACGCGATCAACCGCGCGTTCGAAGAGTTCAAGTCGAAGCAGGACACTGTGCTTGCTGACGAAATCAAGCGCGGAACTGCGGACGTTGTGCGCAAGAACGAAGTTGACGCGATCAACGCTGAAATCACCAAACTGTCGGACGAACTCAAGGCTCTGGAAGCCAAGAGCAACCGCCCCGGCGCTGGCGCTGATGGCCTGAACGCTGACGAGGCCGAACACAAGTCGGCCTATAACGATTGGATGCGCAAGGGTGTTGGTGAAAGCGAACTGGCTGCTTTGGAAGCCAAGGCATTTGCCACCAGCACCAACGGCGGCGCTGATGGTGGTTATGCTGTTCCGAAGGTGATCGACCAGGCTATTGTCAAGAAGCTGGTTGACCTGTCGCCGGTTCGTCAGGTCGCTACTGTCGTGGCTATCGGCACCAGCAACTACAAGCGTCTTGCTGACATTGGCGGCACTTCTTCGGGCTGGGTCGGTGAAACCGCTGCTCGCAATGCCACCAACACCCCGCAGCTTGCAGAAATCAGCCCGACGATGGGCGAACTGTACGCCAACCCGCAGGCCACGCAGGTCATGCTCGATGACGTGCAGTTTGACGCTGAATCGTGGCTGGCTGCTTCGGTGGCTGAAGAGTTCGCCCGCGCTGAAGGTGCTGCCTTCATCTCGGGTGACGGCACCAACAAGCCCACTGGCTTCCTCGCTGGCACTCCGGTTGCCACTGCGGACGCTGGCCGCGCTTGGGGCGTCCTTCAGTTCGTGGCTTCGGGTCAGGCTGCGGCTCTCCCGGCTGCTAACACCTATGCCGACAAGTATATCGAGATCGTTCACTCGCTGAAGGCGGGTTACCGTCAGGGCGCGGTCTGGATGTGCAATAAGACCATGCTGGGCGAACTGCGCAAGGTTAAGACCGCCGATGCCGCCTATCTGTGGCAGCCGTCTGTTCAGGCTGGTGTCCCGGCGACTTTCCTTGGTTACGGTGTGGTTGAGGCTGAAGATATGCCTGCGGTTGGCGCTAATGCCTTCCCGCTGGCATTCGGCAACTTTGGCACTGGCTATCTGATCGTTGACCGCATGGGCGTTCGTACCCTGCGCGATCCGTACACCAACAAGCCTTACGTTGGTTTCTACACCACGAAGCGCGTGGGCGGCACGGTGCAGAACTCGGAAGCTATCAAGCTCCTGAAGGTATCGGCCTAAGATGTTGGTCCGCTTTATCAAGAGCGGGCCGGTTAAGTTTGGCCCTGCGAGCATTCACGGTTTGCAGGGCCAGATTGCCGACATGGACGGCGACGACCTGACTGCCGCGCTGAAATCTGGCGCGGTGGAGGTCATTGAGCCGGCGCACTCAAGCCCTGCACCCTGCGCCCCCCTCGATCATGACGGCGACGGTCGCAAGGGCGGCTCGCGCAAAAGAAAGGCTGTCTAATGGCTTTCCAGTTTTCTACTGCCTCGCGCAATGCGGCGGCTGATGCGCTTGAAACGGCAATCGGCGGTTCGGCAGTTCTCAAGATTCGCTCTGGCGCGGTTCCGGCTGGTGTAGGAACTGCGGACGCTGGCACGGTTCTGGCAACTCTGAACCTGCCTGCGGATTGGCTGTCGGCTGCATCAAATGGCGTTAAGTCGCTGTCTGGAACGTGGCAGGACTTGACTGCGGACGCGGCTGGCACAGCTGGTCATTTCCGCATTTATGCCAGCGACGGCACGACCGCGCACATTCAAGGCACGATCACGGCCACGGGCGGCGGCGGCGACATGACGCTTGATAACGTCAACATTGCGGCTGGTCAGCAAGTGACTGTTACCGCCTTCTCGATCACGGTCGGCGGGGCTTGATCGTGGCGCTATCGGTCGGGGCTAGGGTGCGGATTCTTCCGCCGTTTGATGCGATTTCAGCCGATGGGGCGATCAGCGAAGCGCCGACCGATGTGGTTCAGTATATTCTAGGCGATCTGGGCGCTTTCGCGTCTGCCTATGTCGCGGAGGTTTCGGAATGAGCATTTCGACCCGTGACGGGCTGATTGGAGCGATGGCGAATAACTCTTCGCGTATCGTCATCGACAAGGCGAATATCGCGTCACAGGGCGCGGGTAGCTTCGTCTCGATGTGGCGCGCGACCGGGCAACCGGGGCAGGGCGCTATCCCCGCTGCGGCGGCTGTCTGCGATCACAACCTGGTCGGCGCTCTTGGCTTCAACCAGCAAACCACACCGGCCACCAGTTACCTCGGCATCCTTGAAGGCGTTAGTTCCAACGCTGCCATGACGCTGGAAATCCATGATCGCCTGATGCACATGGGCGGGCTTTCTGGCACGGTCACGACCGCACAGACGGTCAATCTCGATATTGCCGCCAACCTCGCCACGAACAATCTGGACGAGCGCAAGGGCGATGCGAACTATTCGGACGTTCAATGGTGGCTTGAGTGGTACACGGCCACGGGCGGCACGGCTGTCACGGCCACGGTGAACGTCACCTATAACGATGGCACGACCGGATCGCTGTCTGCGGCGCTGACCGCAACCCGGCCTGCATCGTTCATGCTGCCGCTGAATGGCCTGATCCCGGCTGCGGCGGCGGGTAAGTTTATTCGCGATGTCGATAGCGTCCAGCTATCCGCGACCACCGGCACGGCGGGCAGTTTTGGCGTTACAGCCACGCGCTACCGGGCTGGTCTGTTCATTCCTATCGCTAATGCGCGATATACGGCTGATTGGGCGGGTCTAGGCTTGCCTAAAATCAGCAACTCCGCATGCCTGTTTTCCGTTCTGATAACCAGCACAACAAGCAGCGGCACCCTGCGCGCAACGGGCAAAATCGCACATGGCTGACCTATGGGGGCAGTTCGATAGCGAACTGTCTGGCGGGTCTGACACTTGGGACAACGGGCTGGCGGGTGAAATCCTGCTCGCCGACTATTTCGCGGCACCATCGGTCGCTTCGGTAAAGGGTACTGCGTCCAGTGCGGTTTCCCTGACCGGCGAAGGCTCCGGCACGGTTCGCGTGGCCGGTGTCTCTAGCGGCTCTCTGGCGCTGTCTGGGGCTGCTACGGCGGGCGCTACGGTCAAGGGTGCTACAAACGGCGCTCTGGGCCTCACTGGGAGCGCTTCGGGCGCTTTGCTGGCGCAGGGTTGGGCAAGTGGCCAAATCGCTCTGACGGGCGTTTCTGCGGCCACTTTGGCAACGCCTGCGATCAATGCGGCGGGCGCGGCTTCGGTCGGGCTGGCTGGATCGGGCGCGGGATCGGTTATCGTTCGCGGCTCTGTGGCTGGTTCGGTTGGCCTTGCCGGGTCTGGGTCATGCGCGGTTCGTGTCGAGGCTGGTTCAAGCGGTTCGGTAGTTTTGGCCGGCGCGGCATCTGGTGCGGCAAAAATTGCCGGGTCCGGGGCTGGTTCGGTCGATTTGGGCGGAACCGGTGAGGGAGCTGCCCCGGTTCGCGGTACTGCGGGCGGCGTTCTGTCGCTGGTCGGCGGCGGCGCTGGTTCAGGCATTCGCGCTGAATTGAGTGGTACAAGCGCAATCAGTCTTTTCGGCGCGTCAAAGGGCCGGGTTCAGTCAGTCAGGAAGCCAACACAAGCACGACCAAAGGACAAGGTGCAGGCTCGCCGCACCGCTGTTCCGACTGTCGCGCGTCAAGTTTCTGCATCGGTTCGTATTTCTCCCGCGCAGCCTAACCGGCCACGGGTTTCTAGTTCTGGGAGGCGTTAAATGGGCCTATCGGTTGTAACTCCGCCCACGACATATCCCGTGTCGCTGGCTGACGCGAAGCTGCATCTGCGCGTGGACGGGACCGACGAGGACACGCTGATCGGCGGTTATATCGCGGCGGCGAATGATTACGTCGAGAAGTATTTAGGCCGGTCAGTCGTAACGCAAACGATGCTTTTGACGCTGGACCATTTCAGCGATCAGATCATCTTGCCGCGCGGGCCGGTGCAGTCGGTCACAAGCGTTGTTTATGATGACCTGGACGGGATCGAGCAGACCATGCCGACAAGCGCTTATGTGTTCGACGGTTCAGGTGATCCGCAGTGGATCGTTCGCGCCTCTGATGCGGTTTATCCTGAAACGCTGGCCGGGATTAACGCGGTTCGGATCACCTATGTCACGGGCTATGCGACCGTTCCGCCTGCGATCAAGCAAGCCATGCTGTTGCTGCTCGGCGACTGGTACATGATGCGCGAGAATACGGCAATGGGCGCGCAGGTGCTGGAAATGCCCCACGCGGTCACGGCATTGCTGGCTAATTATCGTGTTTTCGGATTCTGACGATGCTAGCGGGTAAGCTAGATAGGCGCGCAACCATCCTGCAAAGGGCGGAAGCGCAAGACGCAACCTACGGTACTATTGCGGTAACGTGGCAGACGTTGGCAACGGTCTGGGCCGAAGTGCAAGACATGATCCCATCGCGCGCCGAACGGATGGCAGAAGGTGTCAGTATCGCGCGGCGTCCGTGCCGGGTGCGGATGCGCTACCGGGCCGATGTGGACAGCACCATGCGGCTGTCGGTGGACGGGCGGGAAATGCGGATCATCGCGGGGCCTGCGGAATTAGGGCGGCGCGAAGGCATTGAACTGGTTTGCGAAAGCCTGACCACGGAAGGGCAGGAGCTATGACCTACCAGATGAAGGGCTTGAAAGAGACGATGGAGTTTCTTGAAGCCTTCCCCAAGCGCATTCAAAACGGCGCGGTACGGTCGGCTCTGACTGCGGCGGCAAGGCCGGTTCGCGATCAAGCCCGCGTCAATGCGCCGCGCGAAACCGGGAAGCTGGCAAAGTCGATCAAGACGGGATCGCCACGGATCAACCAGGACGGCACGGTTTCAATCAAGGTTCGCCTTACCGGTGAGCATTCGTTTCTGGGCTGGTTCCACGAATACGGCGTTCGCCCTCACTTCATATCGGCAGGCGATAGCGGCAAGTCCCCGCGCGTTCTGACTAAGGCGGCGCGCAATGGATCATCGTCTGATGTAGCGACCGGCGCGCTCAAGATTGGCGATACATACGTCACTGGCACAGTCCTGCACCCCGGATTTGCCGCCCGCCCATTCCTACGGCCTGCGTTGGACATGAAGGCGCAAGAGGCGATTTCGGCATTCGGTGACAGGCTGCGTTCGTACCTGAAAGACAAGACCGGCTTTACCGCCCCAGCGCGGTTGGATGGGGTGGAAGAATGAACGGCGTTGTCGTCCTCCGCCAGCTACTAGCGGGCCATGCGGGTCTGACCGCGCTGGTTCCGGCAACAAGCATCGGCGCTGGCTATCTGCCACAGGGCACCGCTCTCCCGGCTGTTTCCATTACGTCCGTTTCATCGACTGACCGTAACCTGCCCAGCCAAGGCGCAACTCGGCACGTGTCGGAGCGGGTGCAGGTGACTGTTCTCGCGGCGGATTACCCCAGCCAGAAAGCAGTTATGGCACAGGTCAAGAAGGCGGCGGCAAGCAAATTCCCGGCTGTTTCTGGCATTAGCGCGGTAACGGTCCATACCGATGGGCAGGGGCCGGATTTCATGGATGACGCTGCTTCGATCTACATGGGAACGCAGGATTTCCGCGTGACCTACACCGAGGCGCGCTAATCAAAGATTCCCCCGCAAGGGAATGGCAGCAGGCTCGCGTTAGCGGGCCTTTTTTATGAGGTAAGCAATGACTGTTTTCACTTCGGCGGGGACCACGCTCAAGGTTTCCGCAGCTAGCCCCGCAACCTTCGACGCCGCTGGTTATGCGGCCCTGACCCTGACCGCGGTTGGCGAGGTCACCGATCTGGGTGAGTTTGGCCGTGAATACTCGCTGGTGGCGCATAATCCGGTTGGGTCGCGCGCAACCGTGAAGAAGAAGGGTAGCTACAATTCCGGAACTATGACCCTTTCCCTTGGCCTCGATACTGACGATGCGGGGCAGGTTCTGCTCAAGGCAGCTGCCCTGTCTGATGCGAATTATTCGTTCTGCGTCACGACCCAGAACGGCGACAAATACTTTTTTCAGGCGCAGGTCATGTCGTTCAAGGTGGGCGTTGGCTCGGTCGATCAGATCACCACGGCAACTGTTGCGCTGGAAATCACAGCCAACAGTGCCGGCGTGGACATTGTGGAAGTCCTCGCAGCCTAACCTGCTGTTTACCCGTGAGTTGATTTAGCCCCGCTTCGGCGGGGTTTTCTATGCCCGGCTACCGTCACGGAGGTGGCCGGGCACCCTCCCGTGAGAGAAAACACATGGCTTTCGACATTACCAAGAAGCGCGCGCTCGAGACTGGCGAGATCGAACTGAAGGATGGCGATGGTTCGCCGCTGGTGGACGATGAAGGCAACCAGCTTTCGGTAACGGTCCATGGCCCCGGTTCGAAGGTATGGCAACAGGCAACGGCGGAAACCAACCGCAAGCGCGCTGAACGCCTACGCAAGAGCGGCGGCAAGATGGAAGCGGCTCTCGATCATGCCCGCGATGATCAGATCGACTTCCTCTGCCGGGTCACGATCAGCTTTAACGGTTGGGAGTATCCGACCGACAAGACCTGCCATGATGCGATGTTCCGCGCGGCCTATTCGGATAATACGCTGGGCTTCATTCGTGACCATGTTTACAGCGAGGTAAACGACTGGTCGGCTTTTACGAATGGGTCGGCCAAGAGCTGACCCTATACGTTCGGCAGATTGCCTGGCTTAACGCTAAGCCTGAACCATTGAGCAAAAAGACCGGCGAAACTGTTTGCCGACTTGAAGATATGAAGGCGGCAGGCATCCAACCGGAACTGCCGCCGAATCCGTTACCCTACATCACGGAATGGCTGTTTGAAGTCGGGCCTACGTCACCGGGTGGCATGGGTCCGACCGCGATTGGCTGGCGTGATCTACAGGCATGGCAGACGCTCACCGGCGTGGATCTGATGCCATGGGAGGCGCGGATACTGCGGCGGCTCTCGGTCGATTTCCTACATGAAGCGCAAGATGCCACAAAGCCGGATCATCCCGCGCCTTGGATATCCGAAACCGAACGAAACCGTGAAGCTGTCAGCCGCAAGGTGGGGAACGCATTCAAGGCGCTGGCGCTGGCAAGGAAGGGTTGAATTATGGCTGGGATCAGCGCTGGAACGCTCAACATCGAGATCGTGGCGGAAGTTGCGAGGCTGCAGGAGGACATGCGCAAGGTCCAGCAGTCGGTTAGCGGCATGGCCGATGGCGTGGTCCGCAGTACCCGCGCGGTGAATGATAACCTTGCGGGTGTGAGCAAGACTTCTGGGCAGGCTCGTGCAGGGATGCAGCAACTGTCTTTTCAGTTGGGCGACGCGGCCACGATGTTCTCCATGGGATCGAGTGCAACCCAGATCTTCGCCAGTCAGTTGGGCCAAACGGTGCAGGCCGTGCAGCTTATGAGCGGCGGCACTTCGCGTCTCGCTGCCTTCCTTGGCGGGCCGTGGGGTATGGCCCTAAGTGTCGGTGCAATTGCCATGGCTCCATTCGTGGGGAAGCTTTGGGATATCGTGACGGGCGCAGAGGCGGCGACGGGCGCGCTTGAAGAGTTAATCAAGAAACAGAGGCAGCAGGCGCAGGAAAAGGCCAAGCTATCCAATGCGCAGGTCGATCTAGATAAACTGGAAAAGAAAAAGACCGAACTTGAGGCTTACATTGAAAAGTACGGCGTCAAGGGCAGCATCGGCCAACTGATGTTTGTCTACAGCCAGCAAAAGGCGCTGGCTGAGGTAAATAAGCAGTTAGCGGCAGGCCGTATGGCATTGGATGCGGAGCGGAGCGCAACCTATAGCCTTGATAAAGTTACAAAGGGCCTTGGTGCAACCCGCGAGGAAACATCCACGCGGGCGGAATCATCTGGGCGGCGGAATACTGCAGCAACCCGCGCAACAGCAGTTGCAGTCAATGAATTGGCGCAGTCCTTCAAGACCTTGCAGCGCGAGTTGATGCCGGAAGTTGCAGCCTTGGAGGAGTACCGGTCGAAGCTGGAGCAGATCGCCAAGTTCGCCAAGGCCGGTTTGATCACAGGCAACCAGGCAGACCAATGGCGCAAGAGCCTCGCCATGCAGGGCAGGCCCACTGATCTGGTTGTTGCCAGTTCGCCCAACTCTGACCTGCAGGATATCGCTGCGCAAAATGTGGCTCTTATGGGCGAGCGCATTGGGCGCGGTGATGATCGATCTGCGCGCGGCGGTTCACTTGCGGCGCTTGAGGACTACGGGGCGGATATCGCGGACGTAGGCCAACGGGCGTTTGACGCATGGCGCAATGCCATGTTCGCCACTGAAGATGCGCTGGTGAACTTCGCTATGACCGGGAAGCTGGCATTTAAGGATCTGGCAAACAGCATCATTGCCGATCTGGTGCGCATCGCCATCCAGCAGGCAATCATGGCCCCGTTGACCGGCGCATTCAAAGGCTTGTTCTCGGCCAACGGTACTGCGTTCGATACTGGCGGCGTCCGCAAGTTCGCCATGGGCGGCGTGGTCAGTGGTCCGACCCCGTTTGCATACTCTGGCGGGCTTGGCCTGATGGGCGAGGCTGGGCCGGAAGCAATCATGCCGTTGCGGCGGTTGGGCAACGGGAGGCTCGGCGTGGAAGCGGCGGGCGGTGGCTCACAGAGCGTTACGGTCAACGTGAATGTTGAGGGCGGTTCGCAAGTGCAGGGCGACCCCGGCAAGGCATCCGAACTGGGCAGACTGGTGGGCAGTGCGGTGCAGGCCGAACTGCTGCGGCAAAAGCGCCCCGGTGGCCTCCTCGCAGCATAAGAGGGTGATATGGCGACGTTTACGTGGCTCCCAGATTATGGGGCCTCCTACGAAATCAAACCGAGCGTAAGGGTCGCCAAGTTTGGCGATGGGTATGAGCAGCGGCAGGCCAATGGCCTCAACCCGCAGGCTAAGACATGGAGCCTCCAGTTTCCGTCTCGGTCTGATGCCGAGGCAAGCGCGATCAGCGCTTTTCTGGCGGCGCGCGGTGCAGTTGAGAGTTTCGATTGGACTGACCCGAGTGGGGGCGTTGGCAAGTACGTCTGCCGGGGATGGTCGCTGGCCAAAGATCAATACAACCTCAACACCATCGCGTGTAAATTTGAGCAGGTGTTCGAGCCATGATCCAGCCAGCAACTATCGCGGTCGAGGTTCAGAAACTTGCGCCATCCGCCATCATCGAAATGTTCGAGATCGATGCAAACCCGGTGGGTGGAACGGTCTACCGCTTCCACGCAGGCAAGAACCAGCTTGGCGGGGATGTGGTCTGGCAGGGCAACACCTATAGCGCATTCCCGATTGAGGCGACCGGCTTTGAGTGGAACGGCAAGGGGCAGATGCCGCGCCCGAACTTGCGGGTGGCCAACGTTCTCGGCACCGTAACTGCGCTGGTGCTGGCTTATCAGGACTTAGCTGGGTGCAAGGTGACGCGCATCCGGACGCTGGCCAAGTATCTCGATGCGGTGAACTTTCCCGGTTCGGTCAATCCCACCGCAGACCCTACCGCAGAGTTCGCCCGCGACATCTACTTCATCGACCGCAAGTCTGCTGAGACGCGCGACTATGTGGAATTTGAACTGGCAGCGGCCTTGGACCTTGCCGGGGTCATGCTCCCGCGTCGGCAGATCGTGCAGAACTATTGTCCGTGGAAATATCGCAGCAGCGAGTGCGGATATACCGGGACCGCCTACTTCGACACCAATGACACAGCGGTTGGTTCGCTGGCGCTGGACGTTTGCGGAAAGCGCCTGTCCTCATGCCGTGCGCGGTTCGGTCAATACGCGGAACTCCCTTACGGCGGGTTCCCAGTGGCAGGGCTGACAAAGATATGAAGGATGCAACCCGCGCTGCTGCGCTTGACCATGCGAAGGCCGCATATCCGCACGAAGCTTGCGGGCTGGTGGTTATCGTGCGGGGCAAGGAACGGTTCTGGCCGTGTCGCAACCTGTCTGAGGTTCCGCAGGACCAGTTTATCATTGATCCAGTGGATTATGCCGCAGCCGAAGCGGCGGGCGAGATCGTGGCGGTATTTCACAGCCACGTGCACATTCCGCCGGCGCCATCGCAACCTGATCTTGTGTCATGTGAGGCAACCGGACTGCGCTGGTACATTGTCAATCCGCAGACCGAGGAATGGGCGGAATTCGAGCCTAGCGGCTATGTGGCGCCATTGGTCGGGCGCACCCATTGCTGGGGCAGGCTCGATTGCTGGTCACTTGTGCGCGACTGGTATCAGCGGGAACGGGGCATCGACCTGATAGACCTTCCCCGCAGTGCCGGGTTCTGGCGTCGGGGCGAGAATATCCTGGGCGACAATTGCGAGCGCGCTGGGTTCCGCGATCTGGTTGAGGGCGAGGGAATGCAGGCGGGTGATGTGATCCTGACCCAGACCGGCGACAGTCCGTTTCCGAACCACGTGCTGCTTTATCTGGGCGATGATCTGATCCTGCACCATGCCGAAAACCGCCTGTCGAGCAGGGATATCTACGGCGGTTGGTATCGCAAGCACACAGTGAGGGTGGTCCGCTATGCGCACAGTCAGGCTTAACGGCGAACTCGGCAAGCGGTTCGGGCGGGTGCACCGTCTGGACGTGGCATCTCCTGCTGAGGCGATCCGGGCGTTGTCCGTCAATTGCGAGGGGTTTCGCCAGTTTCTGGTGGAATCCGGCGAACGGGGTCTGGCCTATCGTTGCATCGTGGATGGCGACCGCATTGACGAAGGCCAGATTGGCAATCCCATGTCGCGAACGTTCTCGATCACGCCGGTTGTGATGGGCGGAGGCAAGGCGTTCGGCATCATTCTGGGCGTGACTCTGCTGGTAGGGGCGATGGCCCTCTCGGGCGGTTTTGCGGCCATTGGTGCAGGTGGGGCATCGTTCGGTGCAACTATGGGCACCAGCGTAGGATTTCTCGGCCTGACCTATGCCAACGTGGCATGGCTCGGTGCGGCGCTCATTCTGGGCGGCGTGGCGCAGCTCATGGCTCCCACGCCGAAGGCCGGAGGCACATCCGGTGAGCGGAATGAAAACCAGTATTTCAATGGGCCGGTAAACACCACGGCACAAGGCGCTGCGGTGCCGATTGGATACGGGCGCGCCATCGTCGGCAGCGCGGTGATCAGCGCATCTGTCTCGGTCGAGGAAAAGCCAGCGTTTGATTACTTCATCCCTGACTTTGGCGATTTTGGGAATTACTACTGATGAGCGAAGCACCCATCATTGCAGGCGCTGGCGGCGGCAAGAGCGGCGGCGGTGGCGGCGGGCTGTCCGAACAGGCCGATACGCTCAAGTCGCGTTCCTATGCGCAGGTGCTGGATCTGATCAGCGAGGGCGAAATTGGCGGGTTGGTCAATGGCCTCCAGTCCATTTACCTCGACGATACGCCGATCCAAAACCCCGATGGATCGAACAATTACAGCGATATCACGTATGTCGCCACCAACGGGACGCAGGATCAGGGCGTTATCGCCGGGTTCACCGATGTGCAGAGCGAAACGGTGGTCGGCATCGAGGTTAAGGTTTCGACCGGGCCTGTCGTGCGGACGATCACCAATACCAATGTCACATCGGTTAAGGTGACGGTAAACCTGCCGCAACTGTCCTACATGGACGGCACGGGCAATCTTGGCGGTTCCAGCGTCCAGTTCGCCATTGATGTGCAGAACAACGGCGGGGGCTGGGTCGAGAAGATCAACGACACGATCACGGGTAAGTCGTCGAGCGGATACGAACGCCAGTATCGTATTGCCCTGCCGGCAGGCGGGCCGTGGGATGTGCGAGTGCGCCGGATCACGCCAGACAGCACATCGTCGCAGTTGAACAATAAGACGGTCTGGAAAACCTACACGGAAGTGATCGATGCCAAGCTGCGCTATCCCAACAGCGCGCTGGTGGGCGTTCGGGTGGACGCGAGTCAGTTCCGCTCAATCCCGCGCCGTGGCTACGATGTGAAGCTGCTTAAGATCCGCATTCCGACCAACGCCACAGTCGATGCGAACACGGGGCGGCTGATCTATTCGGGCACTTGGAACGGCACGTTCAAGGTGGCGTGGTGCTCCTGCCCCGCGTGGGCTTATTACGATCTGCTGACCACAGACCGGTACGGTCTTGGCAGCTACATCGACGCATCGCAGGTCGATAAGTGGGCGCTCTATGCGATCTCCAAGTATTGCAATGCTCTGGTGCCCAATGGCTTCGGCGGGACCGAAGCGCGGTTCTCCTGCAACATCTGGCTGAATAGCCGTCAGGAAGCCTACTCGGTCATCACGCAGATGGCCTCGATCTTTCGGGGCATGTCCTACTGGTCCACAGGCGCGGTAACTGCGACGCAAGATGCGCCGAGTGATCCGGTCTATCTGTTCACGAATTCCAACGTGATCGATGGGCAGTTCCAGTATCAGGGATCTAGCGCGAAGGCCCGTCATACGGTTGCGCTGGTGGGCTGGAATGACCCCGATGATATGTATCGCCAGAAGGTCGAGTACGTCGAGGATACGGACGGAATTGCCCGTTATGGCGTGATCGAGACCGAGGTGGTGGCAGTCGGCTGCACATCACGCGGGCAGGCTCACCGGCTCGGTCGCTGGTTGCTGTTCTCGGAGCGGTATGAAACCGAAGTGATCGGCTTCAAGGCGGCTGCTGATGGCAGCATGGTTCGCCCTGGCGATGTGATTAAGGTTGCCGACCAGCACCGGGCAGGGCAGCGGTTCGGCGGGCGGATCAGCGCGGCGACCAGTACGACGATCACGGTCGATACGCTGGGCACTGTGCCTGCAGGCACCAAGACGCTCTACGTGGTGGGGGCCGATGGCACGGTGCAGACGCGCACGGTTTCATCGGTGGCTGGTAACGTGATCACGGTAACAGCGGCATTCGCTACTATACCGCAGGCGCAATCACAGTGGGTTCTCTCGCTGGACACTGTTCAGGCGCAGACCTTTCGTGTGCTGACTGTGAATGAGGGCGAGGAAGGCACCTATGAGGTGACTGCCCTGACGCACTATCCCGACAAGTACGGGATGGTCGAAAACGGCTACAAGCTTCGCCCGCGCGTGATCACCAGCCTATCACCGATCCCGGCCACGCCTGCATCGGTGACGCTGACGGAAAGCCTTTACACCTATCAGGCCAGCGTTTTGTCCAAGATCACGGTATCGTGGCCGCAAGTTGCGGGCGCTACGTCTTACCGGGTCGAATGGCGCTTTGCGAATGGCAACTACGTGGCTGATACAACCACGGCGACCGATTACGATATCCTGAACACCACACCCGGCAAATACGAGGTGCGGGTTTCTGCCGGCCAGCTAGGTGTGCCATCAAAGGGCTATGCGACTGCCACGATCAATGCGCTGGGCAAGACCGCTCCGCCTGCCGATGTGACGGGGCTGGTCGCAACTATCGACCCCATGCTGGGCATTTCGCTCAACTGGAACAGCGTGGCAGACATTGACCTCGACCAGTACGAAATCCGGCTAGGCGCAAGTTGGGCAACGGGCACGATTGTGGCCCGTGCCAAGACCAACACCTACAAGGTGGGGAATATCTCCGGCACGTCGCAGACGTTCTGGGTCAAGGCCATCGATACGTCAGGCAGCTACAGCACCAATGCAGCATCGGTCACAACCACACTCGCGGCACCATCTGCAGTGGTTCCGGCTGCACAGGTTATCGATAACAACGTGCTGCTCAAGTGGACGAACTCCACCGCTACGCTGGCGATCGACTATTACGAGATCCGGCGCGGCAGTTCATGGGCGGGCGGTTCGCTGGTGGGGCGGGTGTCAAATGCGACCTTTGTAACACTGTTTGAGACTGCGGCAGGGACATATACTTATTGGATCGCTGGGGTTGACCTCGGCGGCAACGTGGGGACGCCAGCCAGCGTTTCGGCAAACGTCAGTCAACCGCCTGATTACCAGCTATTCACCGATTTCAATTCGACATTGAACGGTACGAAGTCGAGTGCATTCGCTGCAGATGGAGCGATCTATCTGCCGGTCAATACGACCGAAACTGTGGATCAACACTTTAGCGCCCGGTCATGGGCCAGCCCGCAAAGCCAAATCACGGCGGGTTATCCGTACTTCATCCAGCCCACGGATGGGACGGGCTATTATGAGGAGGTGCTGGACTATGGATCGGTAATCGGCGCTTCTCGGGTCACGATCACGGCAGAATATGCCACGCAGTTTGGGGCGCCGGTATCGACGCCCAATCTTCAGGTGTCGCTGGATAATGTGACCTGGACGGATCTAGGTGCAACTACGGACGCTTACGCTACCAACTTCCGATACGTCAAATTTCGCCTGACTGTCGCATCCACCGGTAACGACGATCTGATTAAACTGACTGCTCTCAACTTCCGTCTGGACGTAAAGCAGAAGGAAGACTTCGGGACTGTCAGCGCAGTATCTACCGACAGCGGCGGCACTACCGTTACCTTCGGCCTGCCTTTTGTCGCCGTGACATCGATCACGTTGACCCCGCTAGGCACCACCGCTCGTTACGCGATCTACGATTTCGCAGGCGGAGCGAACCCGACAAGTTTCAAGGTCCTTCTTTTCAACCAGAGCGGAACCCGCATTTCTGGGTCCGTCTCGTGGGCTGCGCGAGGTTATTAATATGGCAGATTGGTCTAAACCCACGCTTACATCGACGTACGCGAACTATCTGGCAGAAACGACGGGGCGAGACGTTGATTGCGCCACGCAGTTCAGCACGGGCGCCCCGACGAATGTACCGACTGGTGCGATCAAGTGGGACTCCGGTCTGGGGCGCTGGCAGCTTTGGTCTGGGACCGCGTGGGGCGATCTGACATCGACATACAATCTCACCGGCCTGACCTGCACTTCACTCAGTAATACGGGCAATACCACGCTGGGCGACAGCAGTGCGGATAACGTCACATCGAATGCGGCGAACTGGTCGTTCGCGAATGCTACGACGGTTGCCGGGAATCTTACCTATACCGGCAGCATCAGCTTTAATGGTGCGGTGACGCTGGGCGATGCCGCAGCCGACAGTGTGACGTTCAACGCGCGGACTTTGAATATCCCAAACAACGTCAATTTTACAGGCGGTAACGTAGGGGTTGGCACCGCCACGCCCGGTGTGAAGCTCGACGTCAACGGGCTTATTCGCGGCGTGGGGGCGATTGAATCGCGTGGCTCTGCGCCGATGTTGCAACTTTACAATACCAGCGCCGGGGCGGACTTAAAATACTGGCGCTGGGCTGGGGCGTCCAATGGCAATCTCCTCTTGGAGACTGTTAACGACGCGTACACTGGCGGGGCAGAGCGGCTGCGTATCGAACGCGCCGGGAACCTTTTCCTTGGGACGACATCCGCAGCAGGCCTGTACAACGGCTCGTCCGTGAACCCAGGAATAGTCATGGAAGCGGTCGGGGGCCTTTCTATCCAGCGGAGTTCTGGCTCGAATATATGGCTTTCTAAGGCCACGGACTTTACCGATGGAACGTTGGTAGCATTCGCGGCCACAGGGTCCATTCGCGGCTCCATCACCACGAACGGGACGACTGTATCCTACAACACAACCTCTGACCAGCGTCTCAAGACGGATATAGCCGACGCCCCAGATGCCGGTGAAACCATCGACGCCGTAAAGGTGCGGCAGTTCACTTGGCTGGCTGAAGAGAGGCGTGAAAACTTTGGATTTGTTGCGCAGGAATTGCTTAATTCCTACCCTGCCGCAGTTCATGTGCCTGCCAACCCAGACGATATGATGTCGGTGGACTACTCTAAACTGGTCCCCTTGCTGGTCAAGGAAGTGCAGGCGTTGCGGTCGCGGGTTGCTGCGCTGGAGGTGGCGACATGATCCACACCCTCATCGCTCTAGCTCTTCAATCTGCATTCGGCATTCTCACCGGCGACTGGCTGTTGGGAGGGTTGGTCGGCGCGGCCTTCTATGTTGGGCGCGAGCATGCTCAGGCAGAATACCGCTGGATCGAGCGTTTCGGCGTCGGGCGGCGGGTCAATATGCCGTGGTGGGGCGGTTTCGACAGGCGGGTCTGGAACCGGAAGTCTTTGCTGGACTGGATCGCCCCACTCTTTGCCATTACTCTTGTCGGAGCAGTCGCATGAATGAGCAAACCCATCAGGAGATATACGTCCGCATGGAAAGCCTTGAGGGTAAGCTGGACACGTTCATGGCCGAAATGCGCACGTCGGTCGACCAGGTGAAGACCGACGTATCAGCAATGAAGTCTGATGTCGCTCAGACAAAGGAAATCGTCGAAGCGTGGAGCGCGGTGAAAACGCTCGGGAAGGGGCTCAAGTGGTTCTCCGGGATGCTGACAGCCTTCGCTGCAGGATGGATCATCCTCAAGGCCGGTCTTTCGGCAATGGTCAAGTGAGGAACATTTCATGAACATTGCGCAGCTTCAACGCCTGATCGGCGTTAAGGACGACGGCCGGTTCGGGCCGGTTTCACGTAACGCGCTTCTTGCCCACTTCACCAACCGCAATGCGCCGGCGCTTGATGAGGCTGATATCATCGCAGTCGCCGCGCGCCTCGGTTGCTCGCCTGCTCAGGTCAAAGCTGTGCGTAAGGTTGAAGCGGCCGGAAGCGGGTTTGACGCGACCGGCAAGCCAAAGATCCTTTTCGAACGGCATCGCTTCCACAAGCTGACGAGTGGTGCGTTTTCGATCTCCCCGTTCTCGAATCCCAAGGCGGGCGGTTACGAGCTTTCCAGTTGGGCGAAGCTGCTCGACGCGATCGCGACCGGCGAAGTCGATGCGGCGTTTCAAGCGGCAAGCTGGGGCGCTTTTCAGGTCATGGGTGAATGGTACGACGAATTCGGGTTCGATAGTCCCTATGCGCTGGCGAAACAGTGCGTCGGATCCGAGGCCGGGCAAATGGAATTGCTAGTCCGCTACGTCGAGCATTTCCGCCTACAGGACGAAATCCGCGCGCTTACGTCGAACCCCGTTACCTGTCGGGCCTTCGCGGCGGCGTACAATGGCCCCGGCTATCGGCGGAATAAGTACGACGAGAAGCTGGCAAAGGAAATGTCATGGTAAGCGACCGGGTAGCGCGCAATGCGTTCGGGGCCGCGGCCTTCTTGTTGACGGCCGCCATAATTGGCGTGGTGCTTTCCCCATTCGTAGGGGAAGGCAAAGAGGCAATCGCGAACGTGATCCTCGGCAATGCTCTGGCATGGCCGGGCATGGTCATGGCCTATTTCTACGGCTCGTCTTCGGGCTCGGCCCGAAAGACGGATATCATTGCCGGGGGCGGAGAATGATAGGCCTAGCCTTACGCGCGCTTGGTTGGGCTAGGGCGGCCATGCAGGCACTTTTCGCGTTGGCGGTGCGCTACCCCCCGCAAGCCGCGCTTATCGCCTCTCTAGCCCTTGCAGGCTGGCAAACGTGGCAACTGGCAACCTGTAAGCAATCCTTACAAGTTGCCCGCGCTGAACACGCTGCCACGGTGGCCCGCTATACCGAAGCCCAGCGCAATGCTGCGATCCGCGCCAAGGCCGCGCGCGAAGCCGCCGAGGCCCGATATGAAACCATCGCAAAGGAAACGGACCTTGCCCACCAGACCGAACTTGAGCGCGCTCTTGCTGCTGCCCGTCGCTATGTTAGCCGGGTGCGGGCCGAAACCGCTAGTGGTGCATCCAGCGGAACCGGAACCAGCGCCGAAAGTGGCGGTGCCCAAAGTGCTATCGGACCCGATCAAACGCCCGTCATGGTTGCCGCCGAAGATGTCGAAATCTGCACAATAGCGGTAATTCGTCTAGAATCCGCGCAAGAATGGGCGCGTTCCCTTAACTAAGCGCGTGGCTAAGTTAAGGTTGCGCCTTTATGCGCCTTTATGCGCCTTTATGCGCCGGTGTCATTGCTTGCTCTGCCTGTTGTGTCATGGTAATTTCTGCCTCACCAAGAGCGTACATCGTGCGTCTTTCGGATGCTGTTGAACGATTAAGGGCTGGCCTAACGGTCGGCCCTTTTTCGTGGTCGCATGGGTCCATGGCGAAACCGGCGTAATCCTTGTACCCGGTTCCGTCGCATAGGGGGTAGGTCATTTTTTCCATTCGCCTGCTTCTAGTTCATTGGCTAACAGGTCGGGATATACGGGCGTATCCATCATGCCGCGCAGCCATGCCACAATCTCCGCAACCAGCGCGGCGCGGTCGGCTTCGATCACGGCGGCGGCGGCTTGGTAGGCGGCTGCGTTGTCCGCGTGTTCACCGCTGACCCACGTTACATAGGCTTGCTGATACACCTCCCTCGCATCCCGCAGTTTGCCGCTCGTTTCTGGCGTTTCGTGAGCGACAACGGGGCTTGATGTAGATACGCGATCAGCAACGGGCGCGGTGGGCAGAGGCATCCAGTGGGTAGGTTGCCAAGAATGCGACCAATTATGGACAGACTCATACCAGTCCCATCCAATCCCAATAGGGCCTTCGCCACGCTGCCATTTTGCATAACCCGGCGAACCAACAGGGTAGCACTTCCATTTTGTTTCTCGAACTTCGTTCCAGCCACGTTCCCTCGCATTACAGCCCGGCATTGGGCCGTAAGCCAAGATTGGCGTTCCATCCTTCGGAGCCGTCTCAATCGGCATCCATGTAACCGGCGCGTCATGTGTCATTGGATGTTCCCCTCGCCCGGCCAATGTATTTTCCCGTCCATCCCCTGCCACGACAGGCAACCCGCCCTTTGCCAGCTTATCGGCCAGTCAATTATGCTACCGCCCGACATGAAATCATGTATACGCTGGGGGTTCGTAGCTAAGAACGAGATGATCGAGCCGGCGGTTTCCATGCCGCCCACACCAGCTTGGCAAGCGAAGGCAGAAGAAACTTCCGCGATGCGGTTGATAACGGCCAATGCATCCGGCGCTGCATCGACTTGCATGGAAGGGCGGGTGTTCCATGCGGCGATGGCTTCGGCTTCGTTTTTGCCCCAAGGCCCGGTTGAAGCGCACTCGGTATTTCGGCATTCAACGGCGCGAATGTTTCCGGCCCCGAGTGGTGAGACAATCGCCGCATCACCCCCACAAAACGGGCAAGGCAATAGCTTCTCACTCATGTCCCGCTCCTTCGATGCTGGCGATGGTGGTTTCAGCCTCATATCGGGCACGCGTCAGGCCACATTCGCACCCATCGATGCCTGGACAATCACCGATATGCCGCGCCCATCGGTCCAGCCACGCGTCTGCCGTTTTCAGCGCCTCGACAGCCTGATCCCGCTCACGCAGAGCGCGGAGGATCGTATCACAAGCCGCTTTCATAGCCCCGTCAATCGCGCCTTCCCACTGGATAGGGTGCTTGAATTGAAGGTCCATCCAATGCCGTGCAGTGGCGTCAATCAATGCGTTAAGGCGGTCATTTTCTGCTTGCAGGGCGCTGTTTTCGGTTCTTAGCGCCTCGATCTTGTTGGCTAGTGTGGTCATTGTTCATCCTTTCGCTGTGCAGAACCGGCTTTTGCACCCCTGCGCTTCGGTTGCTGACACGTTCATTTCGCATTGGTCGCACCAGAGCTTAGGTTCTCTCGACGGGAGTACCGGCGTAGTGGCCTTCCTCGGGGCAGCCCGTGTGCGCTTGCTTGGTTCTGGCGCTGGTGTCGGCTCTAACGCAGTCTGTGTCAGGCTGATTTGCATATTGGTGGCCAAACGCAGCAACTTCGCGACCATCGACGGCATCGAACCTATCGGCTCAACTTCGTCCATATCATCGGTAATAGCCGTCTCTCTGGTAGAGTACCGGTGTCTACAGGCTGAGCATCGCCTGCGACGGTAGACACTGCCGCCCTCGTCTTTACGATAACGGCTATCCACCACGGCTGACTTTTGGTGCCCGCAAGCGGGGCAGGCCATGCCGCTGCTCATTGTTCGTACCTCGTTTTCATTGCGCGGATTGCGTGGGCAATTTCTTCGCCGTGTTCGTTGCAATAGGATCGCTCTCGCTCTGACATATAGCCAAGAGGGATGTGACCATCAGCTAGGTTAGTAGCCTCATCCAGCACAGCCGGGGCGATCTCGCGGATTGCATCGCGGTACAAGTGCAGGATGATCTGTTGTTTACGCAGGTCATTGTGATCCCCCTTAAGGGTATCCCAAACGCCGTTGATAAATACACGCTCCGCTTTGATTATTTCGTCATGCGTCATTGCGCTTCTCCTGCCATTCGCCGCACCACTGTTCTAAGCGCACCCACGGCCAAACGGTCATGGTCGGTGCATGAAGTCCTCCGGTCACAAGGGGCGCGTGGCGACGACACGCGAACGTGGCATCTCCGGTGATTGCATGGTCGGCTGGTCTATAAAGTGGCCCACGGAACCGGCACGTTTCACAGTGTTCATGCGTCATTGCGGTACTCCCCGGCTTCGATTGTTTTCTTCATCTGGACAATCCAGAATGCCGCTTGGTGGTTTTTCATTTCCACGGCTTCGGCCTTTTCTCGGTCCAGCCACGCCACGATCTTAGCGACTTCCGCCTCGCGGTGTTTAGCAGCCTGTTCGACTTCCCATGTGAACGCCATCCCCTTGCGGACCATTGCCGCAACGCTGTCGCAGGGGTTCAAAACTGCGATAAACAGTTCCTTGTCGGCATCAGTTACGGTGGTCATCACTCTGCCTCCCACACGATACGGGCGTTGCGTTTGGCGAGGGCTGCGCGAAGTTTTTCAGCCTCTTCAGTTAACGTGTAACCATCGCCTACAACTTCCCTTAACGCCTCAACCAGCGGATCGGGCCTAGGCTTCGGCATGATGAAGCGGTTAAGGGCTAGACAAGCGCCATAGCGTTTATTGATGTTGGTGCAGTTCAGTATTGCTTCCACCGCATCGCTCACATCGCGCTTGTGCTGGTCGAACTCCGCTTGCAGCGCGGCTTTCTGCTCAAGGGCGCGGCACAGGGCTTTGAATATACTGTGGCCTCTGACCGCTGAAACTTCCACTGACCAGCGACCTGCTTCCGCCCGCGCCTCATTCACCAGCGCCAGCGCCTGCTTTTCAATCTCGGTCATGGGTTAGGATCCAATGTCTCTTTCGCCAGCTTGCGCGCGTCCTCTGCGGTCATGCTCGACCAGTCAGGGTTAGCGATGCAGGCGAGGGCGTAGGCGACAGAGTTCTTCCCACCTTCACGTCCCTGCAAGTAGCCAGTCAGGTGGGCGTCATCGTAAACAGCCTGCACCGCTGCAAGGATGGCATCGCGCGTCGCGGGCATGGTGTAATTCCGCAGCGATGATCCGGCTGCGTTTAGGATGGCCTCGGCGTGGGCTTCAGTGGGCGTGGATCGGTTTTCCATAATTTACCTATCCTATTGTTTTTATTTGGTCCGGTTTTCCCGGTAAAATGCGAAAAAATGGCGGTTTTGCGTGGTTTTTCCCAAACCGTGATTTTAGTCTAATCGACGGTTTTCTGCGGGTTTGCGGGGTGGTTTTCCAAACGGTTTTCCTGTTCGCGCTTCATTCTCTGGCGGGCGCGGTCAAATATCTTGCGATATTCCGAACTCAATTCGGCCACGCTTGCGCGCAGCTTGTCTATCCGTTCGATCCGCTTTCGCTCTTGCGGGGTCAAATAATCTCGCCAATTCATGTCCGCACTTTACGCGGATTTCCGTCCGCAAGTAAAGCGGATTTTTCGCGCTTGGCTTCCCATTTCAAAATCGCTGCCGATGCAAGGCGCTTCTGGCTGACCTTCTCGGCATAATGCGCGACCATCTGCAATGTCTGCCCGGTGATGGCCGCGACTTCGCTAGGGGTGCATCCGGCTTCCAGAAGGGTGATGACCGCATTCTTGCGCAGGCCATGCGGGACAGTGGAATAGCCAAGCCCTGCCGTGAATGCCTGCAATTCCTTGCGCACAGATTGCGCGGTTATCGGCCTGCCGTTCTGGCTGGTCAGGATCGTCATGCCGCGCTTTGGGGTGCGATCTAGTTCGGCTTGCAGGGCCGCGCAGATCGGGATGGTCAGGGACACCCCGTGGCGCTTTGTCTTTTGGGGCGTAATGTAGAGGATGCCCTTTTTTGTATCGGTCCACCGTATCGCCACTACGTCGCTAATCCGCTGGCCTGTAAAATAGAGCAGATGCACCGCAAGGCGGATGCGGTCATTCTCGCTCTCAAGGGCAGATTCAAGCACGGCTTCCGGCCAAGGGTCGTGCGCTCCACCTTTAATCCGTTCGATGCCCTTGGTGGGCTGCAATTCCGTTTTGCCCTGATTGTTGCCCCAAGTGTAAAGCGCACCCAGGACGGCAAGAAAGATATGCCGCGCGCCAATGCCTGTGATTTCGTTATCTAGCACGGCTTGTACGTCTGGGCGGTGCAGATCGTTAATCGGAAAATCACCCAGCGCCGCCACGATCCGCTTTAAGGTAAGCGTGTAAAGGGTTTGGCTCTTGTGGGCGAGGGTCGAAAACTTGGCGCTTCGCTCATAATCGCGGGCCATGTCTGCGATGGTATATTCCACCTTGGCGCGCTTTGTGCGGCCTGCCATGTGTGCGGCGTAACTATCGTAAAAGCCGGGTGCAGAAGGATCGGGTAGGCGCGCGTAAATCGGCTTTCCGTTGTCCTTCTGCCCGGTGTTAAAGTAGGCGTACAGCTTGCCCTTTGACCGAACGTACTTGACGTGATCTAGGTTAGGCAGCTTGGCCATAGCGTTCCTTCAACCTCTTGCGATAGTCTGGCTCTGTCGGGCCGCCTGATAAACGCTCGATAGCGGCATCTAGCGCATCCTTTCGCCAGTGGTCGCGCCCGCCAAGCATAATCCCGGCAGGCAGGCGACCAGCGATAACTTCACGTTCAAATGCTGGAATCGACAGGTCGCAATATTCCGCTGCCGTTTTGCGACGCATCATTGCTGGCCATCGTGTCACGCTGCTTTCCTTTCAAATGCCGCGACCGCATCAGCAACATCGCCGCATGTCTCCCACGCAAGCACGGTGTCCCATTCGACCGGATAGCCTGCGTCCTCCATTTCTTGACGTAGGCCATAGCGATCTAGCGTGTGGATCACTTCCCGCAGCGGTGTTTCAGGCGGGTGCGATAGGATTAGGGGTAGGTGAGTCATGCCAACCCCATCGCTGTGCAGTATGTATCAAGTACCATCTGCATTTCGCGGCGGTCCTCTGGCTTCATCGCGCGCAGGCGGATCACTTCCTTGACGGCCTTTACGTCATAGCCAACGGCCTTCATTTCGCTGAAAACCTCTTTGCGGTCCTCTTGTGTCGCCTTGATCTCTGCGTTGATCGTTTCCACGCGCTCGATCAGCAAGCGCAGGCGGGTGTCTGTTGCTTCGGTCATAATATCTCCTGTGGTTCGGCAGACATCGCGGTCGGTCTGCCAGCGACCTCGAACACAGCGCCCATTGCCTGGGGGGATCGCTCCTTTCGCGGTTGATCCTTTGACGCTGGCTGCGAACTAAACTGCGGCAGACGTTTCGCGGGACGGTCTGCCAGCGTCCCCGAGTGTCGCGGATCAGGCTTGCGGGGTAACGAGCCTGAACCACTGTTGCGAACTCATGCGGCAATCCGCTTTGCTTCATCGCGCAAGGTGTCCACTTCCACGCCAAGGCGGCGGGCGAGTAGTTCACTTACTTGGTCGATATATTCCGCCCGTTCGTTTTCAGGCATCTTTGCAAAGCTGATGCTGTCGTAATCGTAATCGAGGATTTCCCCGGTCTTTTTGCTGACAACGGGCGTTGCAAGGCCGGTCTGGCGCTTAAACCAGTTGTGCAGCATCTTGCGGGTGAACCTACCTTCTATGGCGTCGGAAAGCTGTTCCACGGCCAATTTCAGCATCACCCAATACCATGCAAGGCGCTTGACGTTGCCGCGCGGTATCAGGAACTCGCCCTTGATGATTTCCCCCTGCTTCAACGTCCGCAAGAAATCCTCTGCCTCACCAGTGACAGGGCGAAGCGCGCCAAGCTGGTAGCGGAACAAAAGCGGCTCTTTGTCAGCCATTGCGCAATTTCCCCTGCTCAATCCCGATATTGCGGTACCCATGCGCCATCGCTGCGAAGTCAGAACCCGGCATGAAAGCCGTTTCGCTTCCCGCTTGGTGCAGGCGCATGTGGCAAAACCCATGCATTGGAACGACATATTCATGGTCGCGCCGCCAACGCTGCGCTGGGTGACGCTGCAACGGGTGGTGAACGACCCCAGACGGCGCACCGCACCCGCAACCGCAATCGAAATTGTCGATTAGCCAAATGTGAAAAGCCTTCTCCATCGCGGTCGGCGTTGGGTTGTACTTTTCCTTGATGCGGGTGCGGGGCTTTGGCATGGCGGCCTCAGAACGGAATGTCGTCATCAAGCGGCGCATCGTTCTGCTGTGCAGGCGCGCTAGACCGGCCTTCATCCTGACGGTGCGAGGCTTCACCGCGCCCGCCCTGCAATGCCAGGTCGTTCACGCGAATGTTAAGCTGCGTCTTGCCTTCGTATTCCGAAACGCTGAAATCACCGCCAACCGTTACGGCAGCGCCTTTCAGAAGGTATGGAGCAAGGCTTTCGCCACGCTTGCCCCACAGGCTGCAACGGAACCAGTTGGTCGATTTGTCGCGCCCATTGCGCTGATCGACGGCAACGGAAAAGCTGCAAATGCTGTCCCCGCTTTGCGTCTGGCGAAGTTCTGCGTCTCGGCCAAGTTTACCGGCCACGAAAATGCTTTGCATGGTTAGGCTGCTTTCTTTCGTTCGTGATAAGTGATGCCGGGAACCGCAGGCCGCGCCCCACGCGCGTCCCGGTCGGCAAAGGTCTGGATCAGGTCTAGGAAGGCTTCGGGGTACTTGTTCAGGTAGAACAGTAGCGCGGCCTTCTTGTCGGTGATTTCGGCTTCCCAAGTTGTGCGCAGGCCGGTGGCTGATCGATCGATCTTGTTGGCAACTGCTGCCAGCTTCTTGGCCTGTTCAAGTTCCTGTTCGGCGCGGAATTTAGCCTCTAGGTCATCAGACTGGCGAAGTGCCTCTTGCGCGGCCTTTTCCTTGGCTGCGGCTTCCTCGCGGGCCTTGCGGGCGGCTTCATCCTTCGCACGCTGCTTGGCTACGCGGTACGGGGTGAGGGCTTCCTTGCAGGCGGTAACGCCACGGTCTGCCTTTTCAGTGATAGGCTTCCACTTGGCATCTACTGCCTTGCCAGCTTCAAGGATGGGCTTCTTTTCCTCGGCGCGGGCCTTGTCTGCATCCTTTCCGGCCTTGCGGAAGTCATCCATCAAGCCATCAATCGCGGCTTCCTTATCGTCGTTGTCCACTTCCCCGCCTGCCAGCGTATCTGACAGGAGGGAAAACAGTTCGTCGATGTGAAGGCCAAAGGTGGCTTCGGGCGGCGGGTTGTTGTGTCCGTGTTCCATTAATAGGGCACCTCGTCTGCGAGGATTTCACCGAAGGGCGTGGGCGATGCTGCCAGCTTGGCTTTGAGCGGCGCGGCCAGTTCGGCTGATCGCGCGTTGGTCAGGTCTGCCAGCGAGGTGATGCCATTATCCCGGCAGAACTGCGAAACATCGCCGCCCGATTTGATAATCAGGTCTTGCAGGGCATGGCGGGTCTTGTCGTTGATCTTGGCAGCCGGGTCCAACTTGGGCTTATCCGCCTGCTTTTCCTGCTGCTTCTGTTCCGGTGCCGAAGCGGCGTTTCCGTCATCGTCCTCTATGTGAAGGTCGCCCTTGTGCCAAAGGTCTAGGGCAGCACCGAAGCGCATTGCGGCATTGCGCAGGGCGTCACCAATGATTTCCTTGACTGCATCGCCCCCTGTTTTCCCATCGGCGGAACCATAACCCATGCGGGTTACGCCACAGACCGTCAGCTTGATCCACAAGCCATTATTCCGGTCAAAGGCAGGCAGTCCATCAGCGTTGAACGCTACCGGCTCCCAAGACCATTCAATATCCGTATCAAGCAGGCGGTCCGTGAGGGCAGCGTGTCCTACATAATCAAGGTGGACTGCGTTCTTATGATGCGCCCCTCCACATTCAGGGCATTTCCAGACCATAAGGTTTTTGTCTGCCTTACGGGCGTCAATCTGCGCTTTCGTTTCTTTGGGCAGCTTGGAAATATGGTGCGCGGGGAATGGGGTGCGCAGCATTTCAAGGCGATGCGCTTCAATAGCTACTGGAGCGTTCACGATGCTTTCTCCGGTTGCGGCTTTCCAACAGGCGGGCGGCGGAAAGCGGGAATGTCGATTGTGCGGCGGTGTCCCGTCATGGGGCGCGCGGCGTAGGTGATGGGGAGGCGATCAAGGATCATGCCGTTTCCTCCAGCGCCTTGCGGGCATTGAAAGGCTCGGCGGACATGGCAATGTCGCGCGCCGCTTCGAGGCTTTGAGCGTGGCCGGTGCGGACAAGCCCGTCTGTATGCGACGAGAACATATAAACCACGCGACCTACGGATGGGGCATAGGTACGGGCGATTACGACATGATCCGCGCCTGTTTCGGCGGCCATCGTATCAAGCAGGGCTTGGGCTTCGGTGAGGGTCATGGGAACATGCTCCACCTTGGGTGCTGTCGTAAAAGGCCGACCAGTCGCCGCGCAAAGCACCTGCAACGTCGCCCTGTGTTCGTTCCAGAACTCAAGCGCGCCGCTATCCATCCTCTCAATCTGGCGGTCAGTAAAAGCCAACCAGCGCGCAATCGCGTGTTCCTGGCACCCGATAACCATGTCCTGATCGGCTATGGTTACAGGCCACCGCAGACCGATTATGTGGACCGGGGTTTTTGACGCATCGCCGGAGACCTGCGCATTGCCGTAGACCAGCGCATTGCCGGAGACCTGCGCATCGCCGTAGACCTGCGCATTGCCGTAGACCTGCGCATTGCCGGAGACCTGCGCATCGCCGTAGACCTGCGCATTGCCGTAGACCTGCGCATTGCCGTAGACCAGCGCATTGCCGTAGACCTGCGCATTGCCGTAGACCAGCGCATTGCCGGAGACCTGCGCCTCGCCGGAGACCTGCGCATCGCCGTAGACCTGCGCATCGCCGTAGACCAGCGCATTGCCGTAGACCCGCGCATTGCCGTAGACCCGCGCATTGCCGTAGACCAGCGCATTGCCGTAGACCCACGCATCGCCGGAGGCCTGTTTTAGGTTCTTCTCGCTTTCAATCCATCCACCGACAGTGCCAGCCACAATGCCTAGCGCGACAAGATCGCGGACAGCGCGGATTTGATGGAGCGTCCTACCCAGCCATTGCTTGGTTTCGCCGGTAAATTCGTATTTCTTGCTCATGGGAACATGCTCCATACATGGCCGATAAAGCCGAGGGGGTAGACGTGGCAGGCAGCATAAAACGCGATGCACAGGCCAAGCGTGGATAGGGTGATGGCGGTAAACTCGCGCTTGTCATTAATCATGCTGCCCACTCCTGCTCACGAGCGGCGCGTTCGGCGGCATGCATTTCTGCAAGGCGCATCTTGGCGAAGTGGCGCTCTTTGGCGGCCAGCGCAGATGCAAGCGCATCGGCAACCTGCTTAACCACGGCATCACCCGAACCAGCGGGCAATTCGTGCGCAAAGTCGCAAACAAAGCAGTCGTAACCGGGCAGGGAGATGCCGAAACCGCAAACCGGGCATTCCGGTTCATGCGGCCCGCGTTCGCATTCGCAGGGGCTTTCGGGATACGGATCGTTAACCGTGGCGCGACGGGCAGCAGGGACAACGCCCGCGCCTTCGCATACGTCGCAGCAGGTTACGCCGCTATCGTGGTTCCATTTTGATGTGGGCGCGTTCATGTGCCTGTCTCCGTGTTCGTTGCGGAGACAATGCCCACTATGGGCACCACTGTCAATGACATTATTGCCCTATGTGGGCACTTTTTTACAGTGGGCTATATGTGCCCACTATGCGCCCTATAACCGTGAACGACTCCTTGCCGATCTCGATTTCCTTATGGCGTGGGTTGCTAGAGCAAGGGACCAGGCGGGCAGGGTTTGCCTTGTACCGTTTTGCGGTTGTTTCGCTGTCTCCATTCATCACGGCATACACCTTGCCGTCGATCAGGTCGCAATCATCGGGGTCAACATAAACGTACCCGTTAACCTGTATTAACTGGTCCATAGAATCGCCGTCAGCACGCAATGCAAACACTCTTGCCCCCTTGGCTACGGTCGGAACCATAGCTTCCGCATGTTCTACGGCTTCGATCCAGTCGCCGCATGAAATGCTACCAACTAACGGCACCATGCGCATTGCGTCTACATCAGATTGATCGGGCATAAACAATTCATAAGGCTGCACGTTTAGATGCGGGGCAAGCCGCTGCGCCCAATGATCTGAAAGCCGCCTATTCCCGGCCTCCAGCTTGACTAGCTGATTTTTCGTTGTCCCCGCCAACGCTGCCAGTTCGGTTTGCGTTAACCCCGCCGCCTTGCGCAGCGCCTTGACCCGATTGCCCATGTCGTCGGTTTTACCCTGAAATATGTAGATATTCTTGGACAATTCTGGGCAACCTTAGTGTCTTGACAATGTGCCCACTATGGGCAACAAAGTGCTCATGACACTTCTAGAATACATGAAAACCGGCGCTACTGACATCGACGCGATGGCTAGTGCCCTAGGCGTTTCATCATCTGCCGTTCGCAAATGGGTGTACCGGCAACGGACCCCGCCGCTCGGGATGGCTCTTGCGATTGTCGAACTGACTAAGGGCAAGGTTGACCTCAAAACGATGGTGAAGGCGGCATGACTGTTTATTTCATAAAACCCATTGGCATGGATGGCCCTATCAAGATTGGCTCCAGCCAGTCGCCTAATAATCGCTGTAAAAGTCTCGACACTTGGTCCCCATTTCCACTGGAAATCGTGGCTCAAATTGATGGATGCTTGGACCTTGAGTGGCGTTTCCACGCACGCTTCCAAACATCCCATGAGCGCCGTGAATGGTTCACGTGGTCGCGCGAATTGCAAGATGTGATCGACTCCATAAATGCCGGAACTTTCGACGTTTCTTCTCTTCCTGAAGCGCGTCGCACGGATGGTGTCGGGACGTATAAGCGCACTGACGCGATGCGGAAAATGCTTAGTTATTCTCTCCGTATCACCCAGACTGTTAAGCGGACGGGATACAGTTGTCCGATCGACCATAGAGGGATGATTGAGGCTGGGGACAATGAGCGCATCGCCATTGTGGACGCCTATCTTGCTGACCCGGCTCACCACGGGATCCCTATTTTGGGCGAGTGGGCAAGGCGCATCCGTGCGGGCCTAGCCGCATGATGGATTCCGACGACTACGACCTGACCGAGCCATTCGCGCTCAAGGTTATCCTCTCCATCGCAGTGCTGATCGCAGCCGTTCGCGGCCTCTGGCGATAGCATCCGATGGGGGGAAATCATCACACCGCTAAACCTCGCTCACAAGCTGGGCGCACGTCCTCTCTCTGGGAGAAATCACCCATGAAAAAAGATTCGGATGGAACGCAATACGCATGGGGCTGCGATAAGTTCCACGCCGACCGCGCATTTAACCGCGGGCTGATCGTCGCGGGCTGTTTCGCTGCCTGCCTGCCCATCGCTCTGGTTGGAGTGGTTGCGGCATGGCTCTGAATTCAATGACAGCGCGTCAAGCTGAATGCCTTGAATATCTCAAGGATAGGATTGCTGAAACTGGAGGAATTGCTCCATCCTATGAGGAGATAAGGCAGCACCTCCGCCTAGCCTCGAAGTCCGGTGTGGCTCGCCTAATCGGCGCACTAGAACAGCGCGGCCATATCCAACGCATTCCCAATCGCGCACGCTGCATTGCCATTCGCGATGATGAAGGTCTGGCCGCGTATTCTACGCAATCGCTTGTGGCTGAACTTGCCCGTCGCCGTGAAATCAATGTGGAGGCGCGGTCATGGGCCTGAAAGCACTGCACAAGCTGGCCGCAGACATGCGCAAACGCGCCGATGAGGTCGAAAGCTACGATCCAGAACAGGCCGACGCATTGCGCCGTTTTGCAGATCGCACCGATGCCCAAGGTGAAATGATCCTTATCGGCATCACCGACGAGCAAATGGAGCGGGCAGCATGAGCCTTCCCGAAAAGCATCGCAACAGCACCCAGATGGCGAGGGCGCTGGCATCGTACATTGACGATCCGATGCGGGTTTACAAAGAGGTTCTTTCGAACTTCGAAAAAAGCCCCGGCATTCGCACGATCGAACGCTATCAAGAAAGTTGGCGGCGCAAAAAGAACGCTACGCCAGAAAAGCCGCTCGAAGGGTTTACTGCCGAACAAGCTAGGGAAGAAGCCGCAAAGGCGAACCGGCTGTTCCTGAAAGCCATGTGGGCGGCACATCCTCGCATTCTTCACCACGCTAAAGCCAAGGGCCGCAATGTCGCTCTGCCGGAGCAGTTGGGCTAATGCGTATTGTCCTGCCTTGGCCGGATAAAAGCCTGTCGCCTAACGCCCGCTTGCATTGGGGGGCTAAGGCTAAGGCTAAAGCTAAGGCGCGGGCCGATGCGGCGGCGCTAACGATGGCTGCAATGCCGCTTGGCGTCCGTGAAATGCGGCAAGCCTATTCTGGCGATAAGCCAATACCGGTGAAGATCACGTTCTATCCGCCTGACAAGCGCCACCGTGATGATGACAACATGGTGGGCAGCTTCAAAGCATTGCGGGACGGGATAGCAGACGCACTGGCAGTAAATGACCGGCGCTTTCGCACGCATTACTTTTTCGAGGATGCCGAAAAGCCCGGTCGGGTGGAGGTGGAACTGTGAAAAAAACGCAGATTTATTCGCAGTTTTCGCTGCGTCAACCTAGCGTTAAGCAAATTGGTTTGGTAGAAAAAGGTCGGGCCGAAACGCTGCGTCAACAGCGTCCGGCCCTGAACATGAAGCCTAGTAAGGAGGCCCCGATGTCTTTAGAACGCGATAGGCGGAATCCGCCTGCCGATCAAGTCTATTCCAACAAAGCCCGGTTAGCAGCGGATGCGTTTTCCGCTCACTGCGCAATGGTTTCGCTTGAAGCGATCCGGCCTGAACTCAAGCATAATCCTGCTTGGACGGTGCTACGCCAAGACGCTTACGAGAACTTCACTCTGGCATTTGAGGCGGTGCAATGACCGCTCAAACCCCTTTGCAGGAAGCCTACGAGGTCAACGAAATCCTTTCGCAGGTGGTTGCGAATTATCCAGAGCTTCTTGAAAACAGCCTTTGGAATGAGATTTCAACACTGGCCGCGTTAGCCTGGGGCATTGCTCTGCAAGAGTGTGAACCGGAGGGCAGCGCATGAGCCGCATCCGGTCAGTGCATCCCGGTCTTTGGACCGATGAAGAGTTTGTAACGCTCACCGCCTTTGCGCGCCTACTGTTCATGGGCATCTGGAACGAGTGCGACGACAAGGGTACTTTCGAATGGAAGCCTGTCACGCTCAAGATGCGTCTGCTGCCTGCTGACAACGTGGATGTTGTCGCGCTGCTGGCCGAGATCGAAGCTGCCGATTGTATCCGCCAGTATGAAGTCGGCGGGAAAAAGTACGGGGCGGTTCGGAACTTCTGCAAATACCAGCGGCCCAAAAAACCGAATAGCATTTTCCCGATAACCGCAGAAATCAGCCAATTTTGCTGTTTCAGTTCCGAAACCGTTTCCGATGAAGAAGGCGAAGTTCGGAACCAGTTCCCCACTGGTGGGGAAATTGCTCCGCAGATGGAGGATGGAGGAGGGAGAGAAGGAGATAAAGGTAATCCCCCCTTACCCCCCAAGGGGAAAAAAGCTGATTACCCCTTCGTCGGAAATGTCGTTCGCCTGAACCGGCGGGATTACGACAAGTGGCGGGGCTTGTTCCACGCGATCCCCGACTTTGATGCGGAATTGATGGCTCTGGATGGGTGGCTAGCTGGGCAGTCCGAAGCCAAGCAGAAAAACTGGTTCGGCAGCGCGGCCCCTTGGCTCAACAAGCGGCACCAGGAGGCTTTGGAGCGGGTTAAGCCTCCGTCCAAAGAACCGACATTCACGGGGGCGTGTTGATGGATTTCATCCCAACAAAACCCGGCAAGCACATTTGCCCTGCTTGCTCACACACCCGGCGGAACAAGCGAGATCGCTGTCTTTCCGTCACCAAAGATCAAAGTGGTTGGGTCTGGAAATGCCACCACTGCGGATTTCACGGAGCGAACAATGAGCATTCACCCCAAGCACCGCGAATGGATCGAAGCCCGCGGTCTAGATCCGATGCTTGCCGAAAAGCTGGGCCTGCAAACAGTCATGCGGGACGGCAAGGCATGGCTGGTGGTTCCGTATCTGGAAGACGGGCAGGCCATCAACCACAAATACCGGCTGACCTCGGAAAAGGATCACCGCATGGACCCCGGAGCGCCGCTTGCGCTTTGGAACGCGGATTGCCTGAAAGACCCCAAGGTTCGCAACGGGCAATCGCCTGTGGTTATCACAGAGGGGGAGTGGGACGCGCTGGCAGTGATCCAGTCGGGGTTCCCGTTCGCAGTCTCCGTGCCGAACGGTGCGCCGTCCAGCGTAACCAGCGACCTTGACGGGGCGAAGCGTTATGACTGGGTAGATCGCCATGCAGCGGACCTTTCCGAAGTGCGCGAGTTCATTATCGCGTCGGATGACGACAAGGCAGGCCATTACCTGCGGTCTGACCTTGTGGCTCTGCTTGGCGCGGATCGGTGCAAGTTCATTGATTACCCGTTCCCTTGCAAAGACCTGAATGAAGTTTTGCAGGACTACGGTCCGCAGCGCGTGGCGGAATGCATCGCAACTGCCAAGCCTTACCCGGTTCAGGGCCTCTACAAGTTAGACGACTTCCCCGAAAAGGGAGAAGTGCGGTCTTACAGCATCGGCATTCCGGCAATCAGCGACATGATTGCGATTGTTCCTGGCACCCTTACCGTTGTCACCGGGTACGCCAATATGGGCAAGTCAACGATGATGAACGCAATCATCGGCCATGCTTTGCAGCACCATTTCCCGGTCTGTGTGGCGTCGTTCGAAACGGACGTGAAGCCTATCCTGCAAGATGGTCTGCGAATGGCAATCCTTGGGATCGGCAAGCACGAACTCAATCAGGTAGAACTGTGCGATGCTGACGACATTCTGAACGATCGGCTGAATATCATTTCGCAGGCGGTGGACGAGGACATGGAAATGGACCTCGACAAGTTCCTTGACCTTTGCCGGGTCGCGGTAACTCGCCACGGCGTGAAAATGATCGTTCTCGATCCTTGGAACGAACTGGAACACAAGCGCCGCCGCGATGAAACCGAAACGGACTACATCGGTCGGGCCATTCGCGCGATCAAACGCTTTGCGAAGCAATACGACGTTGCCTTCTGGATCGTGGCGCACCCTACGAAACCGCAGGAAGGGAATAAGAAAATCCCGGGCCTGTACGATATTTCAGGATCGGCCAACTGGGCGAACAAGGCTGACTACGGTCTGACCTATCACCGCACTGACTTCAAGGAAAACAAGGCCAAGATCATCACGACTAAGGTCCGCATGGGCCTGCCGGGGCGCAAGGATGAAGTGACCGTAACCTTCGATTTCAGGACGAGCCGCTTTGAACTCGTCCCCTAAACTCGACCTAGAAGTCGTGAACCTTAACGAGGTTGGCCGGGGAAACGCGCTGTTTCTGGTCGATCTAATGAACGGGCGAGACAACCCGAACATCGTCAAAATCCTGCGCGAAAACTGGAAGGCCGGGAAATATCCGGATTCTTCCATCGACTTCATAAAGGCCAATCTCAAGTTTTGGGGGAAAGCATGACAAACCCAACCCGTACCACAATGGGGGCAGACAGCCTATGGGACTGCGCACAGTGCGGCGCATCGTACTACGCTTTCGACCTAGCGCGCGATTGCTGCACGGCGGATTCCTACGTTTGCGGCATTTGTCACACGCCACACCTATCGCCTGCCAATGCAAAGCGGTGCGCCGATATTTGCGCTGCCAAAGAAGGCGCGAAGTATCCGGTAAACGCATATCAGGCCGTCGGCGATCACTACACCATGCTTCGCGACATTCTGGACGCGGCATTCCACCAAGCATCCGAAGGCAAGGGCAAGGAGCGCCATGCCAATGATGATGCATGGCAGGATCAACCCATTGGCCAGATCGGGCGTATGGTCGGACCCGGTTTCAATAGCGGGCAGGCAATCAAGAAACTGACCGAAGCAATGGGGATGCTATCACGCGGGCAACGTGATGCAGCGCGGCGGGAAGTGCTGGGGGCGATTGTTTACGCGGCCAGTGTGGTGATGCTGATTGGCGAGGGGGAATAACGATGGCACGAAAAAAGCAACCGGGTGCGCGTACCAAGTCGGGCAGGCTTTCGCGCGGTGCAGCGAATTACGACCGAGGCAATGACCGGGTGAGGTCGCTCAAGGAACGCTTCGGCACGTTCTACGTCACGGCAGCGGGCCGCATGTTCGCATCTGGCCTCATGGGGCCGCAAGACGTCGCTCTGGGGCGCTATCAGGGCTTGCAACGCTTCTGCAAGCTGTACGTGCGGATCTACGGCACCGGCGGCTATCGCTGCCCGCTGGACCAAACGCCAAAGGGCATGGGGGAGGAACGGATTGATCCCGAACAGGCCGAACGCGACCGGGAATGGATGCGCCACGCCATGCAGTCGCTGGAAATGTCCGGCGTTTATCCGTACATGGAGCAAGTGCTTTGCCCTAACACAGTGGATCAAGGCCCGCCGTGGCTAGACCGAATGCTGGACGTGCTGGAATGGAACCAGAACCTAGCGAACCTCCGCAAGCAGACCGGACAGCATCACGAGCGCAAGGAGATTGACCCGCGCGACCAGATGTTTGCCGATGCGGTTAACAAGGCGCTGGACATTCTCGCGCCTGCTCGTGTTGCGAAGGTGGTTGCGCAGCGGTGGGATGATGCGGCTTGACATTGTTTGCTAGATCCTCTAATGAGGACGAAATGAGATTCTCATAATTGCGTCTAGGCTTCACGGCTTAGGCGCATTTTCGTTTATAGACCCCGCCTGCCTCTCGACGTGAAAACCTAGACGTAGGCGAGTAGTGAAGCCCACTGTGCGGGGTCACTGTTTAGGCTGGTCGGAAGTCCCAGCCTGTCCGCCCCTCTGACGCAATGAGCAAGGCCGAACCTGTAGGGCCACACAGATGCGCGGCGGACAAACTTCAGGGGGCAGCGATGAACGAACAGATCGCCTCTCTCATTGAGCAACTGCGCGATGCCCGCAACATCGAGCAGGCCGCCAAGATGGATGCAGACGACACCGCGCACCAGATCGACAAGCTGCGCATCGAATGGTCCGCACGCAACCGGCTGCACAAAGAAGCTGGTGAAGAGATCGCACAGATTGAGCAGGAACTAGCCGAAGCGGTGAATGAGGTAACAACGCCTTATCTGGCCAGTGAAGTGATTGCGGATGGCATGGTCTAAGCTATCCCGTCATGAGCGCGGTTATGGCGCTGCATGGGATAGATTGCGCAAGGTAGTTATAAATCGCGACCAGCATCTTTGCCAAGCCTGCTTAAAGCTGGATCGGGTGACAGTTGGAAATCAGGTAGATCACATCACACCGAAGGCTAAAGGCGGGACAGACGACCTAAGCAACCTTCAACTGTTATGCGCCCCATGCCACGACGCTAAGACTACGCGCGAGAACGGCGGGACGGTCAAGCAAGCCATAGGTGTGGACGGATGGCCGATAACGTAAGCCGGATGCACGTTAGCATCTACACTGAAGGCGATAAGGTTTGCCTGACTGTCCATGATGGACACCGCAGCGAGACACACGCTTACATGACGCCAGACAGGGCAAGGGACATGGCCGATACATTGAAGGCGGCTGCGATGACTGCGGCGATCCGGGGTTTGAGGGATTCACATTCCCACCCGCCTGGGTTAGAATGAAAGCGGCCCGACAAGGTGGTGGTACACCTAGCCGGGCCTGACCAGTAACCGAACGTAAGAGGTTCGATATGGCTACGGCGATATATACGCCACGTTATACTTGCGCGCAATGCGGCAACGAATTTACCGGACGCAAGCGGAAGTATTGCGGTGATAAATGCAATTGGCAGGCGGCATCGAGGCGTAAGGGTAAGCGCCCACTTGATGAGGTCAGGGCGGAGCAGCGCGCAAGGACGCGCCGTGAATGTCCAGAGTGCAAGCGGATGTTTCGGATAACGAGACATGACCGGCATTCAAAAGGCCCGCAAGTTTATTGTAGCACTGAGTGCAGGTACGCTGAAAAGCGGAGATTGGCATTTATTGCCGCTGAGAAGGAAGTTTATCGCCAGTGGGCCAAACGAGCGAAGGCCCGAATGGAATTGGTGGTATGGGGTAAGTATAGCCATGTCGCCCAGTGTGAGTGCGGATCGTTTTACGAGAAAGCGCCTTGGGTTCGACGTTGCAAGAGTTGCCGTGACCATCGTCGCAATGAGGCAGTTCGGAAGTCGCGCCGTATCCGTAAGCCAAAAGAACGGGCGCGCTTAAGGGCGGCTAGGGTTGAAAGTGTAGATCCGCTTAAGGTGTTTGAGCGGGATGGATGGAAGTGCCATCTGTGCCACCGCAAAACACCATCGCGTTTACGTGGCACATACCATGATGCCGCGCCTGAGTTAGACCACATCATTCCACTCTCACGGGGTGGCGAGCATAGCTACGCAAACACAGCATGTGCATGTAGAAAGTGTAATGGGAAGAAGGGTGCGACAGTCGTGGGCCAACCCAGCCTGTTTGCCGCCTGACCACCCCCCCCCGGTCTAATCTCTAGGCCGACCGGGCATAGGACCGCGCATGGTCCACTTTTCACGCATCCACAGTTCA